TTGGAAACGCAGGATTGCGCCTCGCCCGGCTTGCTCATGCTGTAGGACTCTGGCGAGCTGCCGGTGGCGGTGTAGACGAAGCTCTTGGTGCCCACCACCACTGTGGTGTCGATGTTCTCGATAGCGACGATGTCGGTGTCGGTTGTGAGTCTGTACTTGACGGGCCAAGCGTGTGGGAAGCCTTTGGCGCTGAAGCAAAGTTGGTTCTTGAAAAAACCCGCCATGGTGTTGTTTGGCAGGGCGATGATGTCCTGAAGATCAGCTGGCGGAGGCGCCCAATCTTCGGACTCCAGCACCGCCGGGCCCGTATTGGCATCGCTCAGGATGTCCACGTATGTCGCCGTAGCAAGCGTAATCCGAGCCACGAACTTGAACACCGTACCTCCGTCGCCGCTGACGGCTCGGAATATCACCTTGTTGGTGATGCCGTAGACGCTGTACCCGGTTGGGAGGGTCGTTGGAGTTGTGACGGTCACCGACACGCCATCGGGCCGCAAGATTGTGTCGGTGGGCACGCTTGGGGCCGATTGCTGGCCAAGGTCGTTTTCGTACACCCAGAGGTAGGCGGTGGCAAAGGTAGCTGCGGTGTAGCCGGCGGTGCCGCTGGCAGTGACATGAATGTCGTCGACCCAGGCCGAAGAAGTTGCGCCGAGCTGGTCGAATCCGCTGCCGAAGCCACACCAGTCGCCCAGCGTCGCGTGCATGGTCGAGGTGAGCGTGCTGAGAACGGTATCGCTCAGGTTCAGCACCGTGGCCGTCACGGTCTGCGAACCATCCGCTTTGACCACGATGTTGACTCGTAGCTTGAACCAAGTCATCGAAGCCAAGCCAGATATGGCCGCGCTGGTCAACAGTGTGGATTGCCTTTGCCCTTGCCCCCACCCCCATTCATTGGCTGTGCCAATGCTCATGTACCAGCTACCAGAGGACGATTGGTCGATCTGCACGCTGATGCCTCCGACACCAGATTGACTGCGCATCACGCCCATCCAGATGCGCGACATTGCGGCCACGGTATTGACCTGAATACGTGCTGTCATCACCACCACAGCGGCAGCCGCAATCCCGAAGTCCCGGCAGAGGTAGATTCCGGGTGTCACGTCGCCATAGTCACGCCACGAAAGCTGGTAGCTCGGCTGAGTCGGGCTACCCTCCGTCACCGATTGGGTGATGGTCCCATTAAATGTGGCCTCGCTGATGTTGCCTGATTTGACCCACTGCGTGAAATCTGCTCCCAAGTCGGTCACGTCGACCGAGAAGGTCGCGGAATCTGACGTGTCAGCGCCAATGACCAGCGTAGCGGCCACCTGCGGCTTGTCGACGCCAAGCGTGCGGGTGGCGAATGGGTACGGCTCTGCGCCGCTGGTGGCCAGAGCGTAGGTGATGAACTGCGGGGCCGTGTACAGCGCCGGGCAAGTCAGGTAGGTCATGAACGTGTCATCACCGGGGATCAGGCCGCGAGCCACGTCAACTTGGTCATTCCAGGCCAGCCATACGTCGTCGAGCTTGTAGATGGTCTGCACGGGGCCTGTGTTGGCCAGTGTCTTGGTCAAGAGGAACTGCCGCCAAGACTCAAGGTCACCTGTCTGCAGGCGAGCGTTTATGGCCAACTGGGCGGCGTTGTCCGGCAGCGCCCGCGGCGTGAGCAATGGCACCTCGCCGCGGAATGAGTTGACCAGTAGCTTCATGGGTCAGTTCCCAGCCATCTCTTGCCAGATTGTTCCATCTGAGATGAGCGTCGAACAATGCCCGTCTNTCGCGGCAAGGATTGCCGTCCCGGCTGTCAGGCTGGNGCGCACTGCGACATTCGATGAAGCCGACACGACAAGGTTTGCAGTCACTGTGCGCACTCGCAAGATTCGCCCTGGGAAAAGGGTCGCATCGGGGAGCGTAAGGGTGCACGTTCCAGCGTAGTTCACGATCACGCTTGAGTCTTCTGGAAGAAGTGTGTAGGTGCTGGTGGTGACTACCGCGAAGCCGAGCGGTTGGGTTACTCGAACGGTGACCACGTTGGCACTGGCGCCGCTGCCGCGCGTGGCCGTGAGGCCGGTCGTGAAGTCGAGGCTGTTGGCGGACGGCAGGCCCAGCTCGACGCTTTGTGAGAGGAACTGGATGAAGCTGAGCAGGCCGGGCGGCTGCGTCTCCGCGCCTCCAGGATCTACGGGGCTGATTGCGAGTGGCATGGTGGCTTGATCCTAGATGGGTCCGATGCGTCCGCGCAAGCGTGCGTTAGGCCCGCCGTTGCGTTCTGTGGCGGCCGAGCCGGCGTTGTGGCCAGCGGCCTCTGCCGACTTGCCGTAGTTGAGCTGGGCGGTGAACAGGATCAGCTGAGCGTTGCTCTCGCCTGGGTCTGACCAGGGCTCACCCTTGATGCGCAGCAGGCGGTGCAGCGCGCCGGCCTTGAATGCCTCGCTCCAATCCACCAGCAACGACTCCTCGAACGACACCACNCCCAACTTGGGCTGGAGAACGGCNGTGACATCGAGGTTGTANACAGCGTTTGGTGTCGGCCCGAGCAAGAACGCAGCGTGCGGCAAGTAGTTGTAAAACTCTGGCTCATCAGTGCTTGCGTTTGCGTCCCACAATGTCTGCGAACGATCGGTGACTGGCGTCCAGTTCGTCCCGTCCCCTTGGATCGACATGGCGCGGATGCCGATCACCTCGTTGCTGGCGTCATCCCCCAGGTTGTACTGGGCGGTGTCCGCGACGGTCACGCCGGTGATGCTGGTCTTGAGGATGCGCGTCTTGTTGCAGAACTCGCGCACCGCGGCGATGTAGGCCTGAATCAGCGTTGTGGTTGGGCATTGCCGAACAATCTCGGACACGGGGCCCAGCACCTGCGTGACATTGATCTGTGCCATCTCATTGGCCTCCTGGTGAACCCGGCTTCGGCGCCAGCGCGGCCGAACTCTGGCTGTTGAGCCCCAGCACCTGCATGGCTTGTGTGTTCCAGTATGCTGCCTTGCTGGTGTCCTTTCGGGTGGAGTCTGCGGCATAGCACTCGGACAGCAGCAAGTATTTCACCGCCGACTCGAACATGTCATCTATGGGCAGTGCATTGCTCAGCGCGGCGATGCTCGGTGTGTCGCCGTAGCTGCCGATCAGTTGGCCGCTGCCATTGTTTGGCGGCCAGACCATGAAGCGCGCGTTGTCGCGCGAGTCGTAGGCGTAGTTCTCCACGTCGACCTGTTCAGTGGCTGGCGTGGCGAAGCGGGCCGACTCGATCAGCAACGACTTGCTGACCTGGGCCACGTACTTCTTGCTTGCGATGTTCTGGAGCATCTCCACCACCTGCGTCCCGCCGGCTGGCAAGGCCTGGTGCGCTCCGGCCACCAGGTCCACCGTGCCTTGCACGATGTAGACCTCGGGCTTCACAAGCACCATCTTGCGCAGCGCCTCGTTGAAGAGGATCAGGAACGTCGCATCGGTCCACGTCGCCCCCGGCGTTGGGTCAAGCAGCGTGATGCGCGCACTGGTCACGATGGCGCTGGCGAGGATGGTGCCCATGGATTACTCCCCGGCTTTGTCGTCGACATGGCTCTCCATGCGAGCCAGGGTGATTTCGGCGAATCGCTTGCGCATGTTGTCTTCGGTCAGGCGGGGGTGAAGGCCATAGTCCAACGTCACGGCCAATGCGCGCATGGCGTCCGCCGTCATGTCGGCTTGGGCATCTTTGGTCAGGCTGGTGTAGTCGTAGGCATCGGCCATCGCGGCCGTGCCGGCGCTCGGATCGAGTTCGACATGCGCTACCAGCGTGCCGGTGCCGGCCAGTTCTTGGGATCGTTCGCTGAGCAGATCGTTGACCGTGGGTGGCTTTTCCTCAATTGGATTGCCATCAGCGTCTTCTGGGATCAGCTTCCACACGTCGGGATGACCGGCCAAGTGATTCCACAAAGCGGCCGGGTACCGTTGCCGATCACCCTTGCCATGCCACGAGATGCCGGTGTGGGCCCTGCAGTCGTCTTTGAAGGGCCGGTCAATGACTTGCTCGACCAGCACGGTCTTTCCACCTGGGTTGTTGGTGGGGATGTTGAATAGCGACATGTCTCTCTCCTTGCTGTTGCTGAGGGGCGGGCCTGAACCCGCCCCGCTTTCACTCGATCACTTCGGTCCGACTTGATTGACCGTTGCGATCATCCAGATTTCGTCGCCGGTGTTCGTGCCGGCGCCCGCCGTGCCGATGGTGATGGTCACGAACACGTCTTCCTCGAATTTGATCGGCTTGAAGGCGCATTCGAGCGCGCCACCAGCCTGGCCAGTTGTCTGGCCGGCCGCCGCGAAATAGGCGGCACTGGCGGCCAGCGCACTCGAAGAATCGACGGCGCGGTAGCCGACCCCGATCAGGGAGGCGGTGCCGCTGTCGATGTCGTCGAAGATGAAGCGCAAGCGCGCCACGTAGGAGCCCGCAGGGATGCGAAAGAGGATCACATCCGCAGCCGCTGGATTTGTCGCAGTGAGAACGTACTTGTCGATGATCTGCACCGAGTTGCCGTCCACACGCATCGGTGCGGGAATGAGCGCGCGTTGCGCGAAAAGGTCAGCCATGATGATTCCTTGAAAGTTGAAGATGGCCAGGCATCAGCCCAGCCGCTCAGGGTTGAGGGTTAGCCGACAGTGCGCTTGCGAACCACGCTGTCGATGATGGCCACGCCGAAGTCCGTGGGCTCCAGGTCGTTGGCGCTGTTCGGCAAGCTCCAGCGCAGTTTCTGCTCGGCGCCGATGATCTCGCCTGCGAACTCCAGGTTGCGCTGGAAGTTCGTGCGGTTCTCCAGCAGCGAGTAGGTTTCCTCGCTGCTCATGTTGCCGCCGGATGCCATCGCCAATGCCTGCGCGCCCAGGAACATCGACCGCGCGAGCTGGTGGGTGGTGCTCAGGCCAGCGGCCACGGTGCCCGCCGTCTCGGTAGCGGTCAGCTTGTCGGCCACGGCCACGTACTGGTACGAGTCCGAAGCGTTGAAGCGGATCGCGGTGCTCATCTTGCGGATGAGGATGCCATTCCACAGGATCGGCGAGCCGGAGAACAGTGGGTGGGCCCGCAGATCACCGTAGTTGGCACGCTTCATGGCGTTGGTCTCAAACGTGCGAATGTTGTTGCTCGCAGTCGTGTCCGTGATGATCGCGTCCCACACAAGCGGGTCGAGGAACAGAATGCCCTTGATCGGGTCGTCGCCAGCTGCCGGGTCGCCCGGAATCTGGATCGGAGCCATCTTCACCGACATTTCGTCCCACAGTGCTGCAAGCTCGTCGATGTGCGAGAGCTTGAGCTGGTCCGTCGTCGCAGCCGAGGCCACCTGCAACCCGCCCTGAGTGAGCGCGGTCCCATTCACAACCCAGTGGCGGTTGTAGCTCGGCGCCTTCACGGCGTTAATCATGATCGCCGCGAAGTCGGGGTCGCTCGCCAGAGGGACGATCCAGTCGGTGCCGTCCTGAACGCCACGGGCGCCGGCCAGCATCACCTGGGCACGTTGCCAGCGATAGCGAGGCATGCCGCCCTTGAGCTGCATCAGCGCGTTCTGGCGCATGCTGTGCGGCGTGCGCTGCTGGGTCATCTCACCACCGGCTGACACTGGCAGGGTTGCCATGTTGATGGTGATGTTCTGGCTGGAGAACTTTAGCGCAGCGCCAAGACCTTCGGCATTCGCATCGCCCATGACGGGGCGCAGCTTGACGACGTGGGTGCAATCTATTTGCACCACATCACCAGGGCCTTTGCTCAGTTCGTCGACGCGCACGACAGGCATGTCGAGGGTGGTCTGCTGACGCAGCTTGCGCAGCGCAGAGTCCTCCGTTGACATGGGCCCGGTCAACATCTTGAGCGGCGTGGGTGCGCGCGTGGCCATCGCCGCGAGCGCCTTCGAGTACTGCTTGTTTGCCAGCGGCGAGCCGGCTGGGATTGAGGTCGTAGACATTTCGGTTCCTTGGGATCGAGGAACCCCTTACCTACTCAACGGAGCGAAGCCATGATTTGCTCGTCGGTCATCTTGGAGTAGTTTGGGAGTTCATTGCCGGGGTGTTCGCCCCCCCGCAGATCACCGATGGTCACAACCGCATTCCCACCAGCGGCTTGCACCGTGGCGAGGGCGCGTGCCCGATCAATGTCTGCCTGGGAGGCGGCGGGTGGCGAGGGTGAAGCCGTGGGCTGTCCGAGTTCAATAGCCGCGCGTCGAGCAGCTTCAGCGAAGCGCTCTTGCAACGGTTTGTCCTTCCAGGCCGGCAACGTTTCAAGCACTGCGTCTTGCTTGCATGCAATCGTGAAGGCGGTCTGGTCGGGGTTGAGCCACATGGCCATGAGAGCTGGCGTGGAATCAATCACTTCCTGCGTCGCCGCGTTGAACCGCACGGGCTCGAACTCGGCTTGTTGCGCAGTGGCTGCTGGCTTGGCCGCTTGCGCAGCTTGGGCCAACTCCCGGTTTTGCTTCTCCAAGTCGGCGAGGTAGCTCGCGGTCTTCGGGTCGAACTGAGCAACCTCTGCCAGGTCTTCTTCGCTCGGGCGAGCGATGGCAGGGGCAGCAGCAGGTGCAGGCGACTTCTTCAGAGCTTCGAGTTGCTCTCTGAGTCGGTCGGCCTCTCGACGCGAAACGCGCAGGGCGGCTTGCAGGTGGTGCTCTGGCGCTGGAGCAGGCGCAGCCACAGGGGCTGCGGCCGGCGCTGTTGCCGTCGCATTGCTTGCAGGCGCTGCCGGAGCAGTCGCTTGGGGAGATGGTGCAGGGGGAGTAGCAGCAGGCGATGCAGCCACCACAGGTTCAGGAGCGGGCGCAGCCGCGGGGGCTGAGGCAAGTTCCGTCGCTTGTGGGTCTTGGGCCGCGTTGGTCGCATCCACGGCCATCTGCTCGCGCAGGGCCTGGGCAAGCAACTCTTGGTCGCCTTGATCGAATTCCGCTGAATGGTTGGTTGAGTGATCCATGGCTTCATTTCCTCGCGTCATTTGCGGGTGACATCCCGGTGGCTTGCGCCGCTGTCCGTTGGTACTCGGCGTTGGCGGTTGGACGATGGCCGCCAGGCCGGTCTGCCACTCGATACACCAGCTGCTCGTGGCCCTGCAGCTGGGGAGTTACTCATTGCATTGGCGC